AGCCTGTAGTGTGTTCTCACTACCTTCGATAGTCTGGCCGTCAAGGTCGTCTACCACTTCCCACAATACTTGACGATCCGCCGATTCCTGCATAATGCGAATCGTAAATCCGTTACGCTGATATTCTTTGGTGAAATTCATTATCCTATCCTTATTAAAAAGTGTACGCTAAGTATATCGTCAAATAACCATTAGTCAAGTTTAAACAGTTTACCCCCGAATTAATTTGTTCAGGTTACGCAGGTTCTGATGGTTATAGCATTCCGCCAATTGGTCGCTATTCTCGTCAAAACCGACAATGTCGATACCTTGCTTGTGAAGAGCTTTCACAATAGACGAACATTTTAACCTTGCTTTGGACGTAGCATGCGGGAGGATTTCAATACCCGCATACGTACGCCGATATTCTGGCATTGATACCCGTATGCAGTCATCTCGCTCACGATCTACTGCATGCCACCCAAGGCTTACCTTTTTTATACTCCCGTCTTTTTTTATCCAACAATTCATTATAATCCTCACTTTCGCTATAACCATTGAGCTGCTTGCTCCAATACTTGGCCGAACAGACTGTCAGATACTAGCTTCAATGTGCCCGGACGTCTACCATATGATCTAACAGTATACGTCCAGATGGCTGCTTGGGCTTCGGCATTGCTCCAGCCTAGCCGCTTCGCTACCTTACATATTCGCTTGTGACACTTCGCAAACACAGGTTTACGAGTAAATGACCTCTGATCGATTCCAAACGCGAATGCCATCCAAACGTCTAAGACTACGGCGGTAGTATCACCCGCTATAGCGTTCGCGAACGGCCTAGTCTTAATACCGCGAATTTCCCCTGTATGTTCATAATGCCGAACGCTTGCCCTAACTCCCTGCATAACGTCATGAGCAAATTCTCCGGTTTGTAGATATTTAATCGTAAACCGTATCGAACGCTTGACAGTTACCCTTGGCGAAAATAACGCCAGTAAATCCGCCAGTCTTCGCGGCGTTGTGTTTAAAATTCTAGCCGCTATATCGACTTGCTGCTTGGCGTTTACATACCACGCTTTACCATCGATACCTTGCTTGGCATACTCACATAATTTGTCAACGCTTGTCATTCTAGGTAAATCTTGATTAGTCATTATTCTAACTCCCAATTACAGTCAGTTATAAAAGGCTGATAACCCCAATCAAGGGATTATCAGCGGTATATTTACTCGGTGATATCTTCTAATCCGGATTCAATCATTTCTGCGTTAACGCCGTCAGACAGCATAACTGAATGCTGTTGCAGATCAATCGCGATTCTTTTCGCCAAGTCGCACATATAAAGCGTATCGAAGGTATGACGATCAACAGCAACAGTCAGGATAGCTACATCTTCTCTTATAACGTCCCCCATATCGTCCCGCCAACCGCCTGTCCCCCATGTTTCAGTATATCCGCCGAATTGTTCTACTAAATCTTCGCGGATATTCTCTAGCTTGCGTTCAGACCAAGTCATGGGCAAGTCATCACCGCGAAAGTTAGATTCCCGACCGAGCGTTATAGTCCATTGTTTCAGCAACATTTTAAATTCTCCCATATCTAAGGTTTAAATTACCAATTCAAATACTGTTCAAAGTCGCTAAACCTTGAACAGTTAAGGTCTTACTTTTTGCATTCAACCAACAAATTGTAACTGCCAGACAATGACTGGACCATCCTTAGCTGGTACTTGTCCGGCTCCCGGAGTACCGTACCCGTCACAAGCAAGACTGCATCGACTAGGTCTGTTGCTGCGTCTACTCGTAACTGAATACAGCGGACAAGGTTGGTAAAGATGGTACATTTTTGGTAGTCGATCAATCCCGCAACAAAATCCAATTCTTCGGTAGTCATTTTAGTTCTCCCTTAGTTAAGGTTAAGGTTAAAAACCACAGATCACATTATCCCGCATTCACCCGACCGTCAAATTCTCTAGTCTGGATTACAGGCTGTTCCGTCATACCGTCATTCCAGTCAATACCCAATTCCTGTACAGCGGATTCAATATCGGGTAAACCATCCTGTACTACGGTTTGAATCGTACCGTTCGGAAAGATAAATTCTACTACACTGGTTTTCATAGTCTGTTCTCCCTTAGTTGAGGTTACGGGAGAAGTATACACTTTAAAGTCGATATGTCAAGCGTAAGTAGGTTAAAATGTTGGCGGACTATATGGGACTTAGAATTACTTTAAAAGAGTAAATGGTCTGCTGAATCGGTAAGTTATTAGTGGGTATAGTGTTATAGTTATATGTCTATAGGTTCGATAGTACAAATTGGATGTATAGGAAGATGAATTAGAATAGTGTCTAATACGGAAGACGTATATCCTGTATAGTCTGTTTTTATGTTCTAGTGTAACCTGTTTGTCACTATCGAACCTATTAAAAGGCTGTAAATTATTGCCTATAGGATGTGGGTTTATTGGCCAGAAACGCCGATTTATATAGGCATTTTTGCGTCCGATAGTGAACCGTACGTTTCGGATTCATTCTATGTATTCTAAGTTTATCCTTAAATGGACTTAGGATTCAAACTTTTAAAGTCGATCTAACGTCTAAGTCGATATCTTAAATGCTTTATTCTCTAAGTCGCTTTTATCCGGCTCGCTTGGGCTGGGGATGGCCGACAGGACGCATCGGTCTGTGACGATTGAGAGGATTGTGCGGATTATAAGGATCGTGCGGGTTGGGCAGATCGGGGGGCCGGGTGTGACCCTTGCGATCGCGGGTCCCATATTAGGAATCCTTTATCTGGCGTACCGAAACTATTTTAAAAATCAAAGTTAGACAACATTCTAAGTAGTCTAATTTTATAAATCTGCACAATTACCAGTATTCAAAACTTGACTTTCCGAAACTATGTGGTATAATTAAGGAGAACATTGAGACCCCGGAGAATCAGCATGGTGAATCCTAAAAATTATGGTATAGTCCTCGGTAATGAAGAGGTGGTACAAGCTGTATCAGTTGACATAAGCGTCTGGTTTAAATTCTACCAGATCGGTCTTGACCTCCAACGTGCAAAGGTCTACATAGACCCTCGCTTTCCGTGGAATCACGACAACCGATACATCCTTGTAGTAGTCTTCAAAGACCACGACCATACACCGGAGCAGTTGGAGAAGCTCGGAGCCGATACTGCTGTCATCGAATCAACAATCTCAGACCCGGACCATGTAAGCCGCCAAGACTGGCAAGTCGTATACGATTATGCCACAGACCTGATGAAGCGGACATGGGGAGAAGGAGACCCGACATGAAAATATGGAGTTGGAGCTACATTCAATCGCTGTTTAAACGAGACTCTGTCAACTTTGTACGAATCGAGCACATCGAAGTTCCCATCTGGCTGAAAATTACGCTCGGGAAACTGGGGTATGATAACATACGAGCCTACACAGTAACCCACGACGATCAAGAGGGAAGCACCCTTACCGCATCTGCTGAACTGACAGCGAGTGGTAAACGAATCGAGTTTAACACTAAGATTAAGTATCCTGATGAGTTCCCGATCCTGTCGTGGGTGGCGATTACTAAAAAATTCAAGGAATATAAAGATGTCTATCAGTCTACAATTAATCCAAGCACTGAAGGTTAACAGTAATGTGGTGGAAGGTTCAAGCACGTCGAACCAAGACCTCACGTTATCTAACGACCAAGTATACTACACCACGAAAACCATTGCCGACAACTACGGTGAGGACGTGTTGTGGACGACTGGAGATGGGGGTCTTGACACCTTCACCTACGGATTTATTATGAGCGATCAAGACATTTGGGTTCAGCTACGAAATGACGACACCGGCACAGCAGAGTACGTGCGTATGCTTGTGCCAGCAAACGTCCTGACTACCATCCCCGCCAAGTGTGCAGGTAATACTACTGATGCTTTTGACGGGGCTGTACTCGTAGACAACACGGATTACGCAGATACTGACCAGATCGCAGTCCACCGCGATGTGGCTGATGGCGTAGGGGATGCGGTGGTTTCAATGTATCTGTTCGATTGAACACACGGTTGAGCGACTCTTTCTCTCCGGGTCTCAAAGGGTCGGCTCCCGTTCATGGGCGTGCCTGAGAAATCAGGTACTGCCTATTTTTGGAGAACAAAACTATGGAATCACTGGTAGGTAAAGTCGTGGCCATTACATTTCTGGATCACACCAATGGACCGCTTCCGATTTTATTTACCGTTTACGGGCGTGTTGAACGCGAAAGCAAGATTTCCATAACTGTTCAGTCTTGGGCCTATGCGGATGCAGGCGAGTATGCCTTAGAAGTGGAAGACTCTAACATCGGACGTTATGCGATTGTTCGATCTACTATACAGTCTATTGAGATTTTAAAAGCGAGGAAAGCAAAATGAAGAACTGGATCAGTGTTATTGTGGCAGTTGTGTTAGCCGTGGCTGTGAGTGGTAACTACGTTATTACAAAGCTGAATTTCGACCATGAGCAGTATGTAGCCAGCAATTTTAGGAACTCCCTCGATCTGCATGATCGTGAGATTACCAGTATTCAAACTGATGTTAAAGATATAACACCTGCAAATATCTCTGTCCTCCTTGCCGCTGCACCGGGCAGCACAAGTGCATTCTACTGGAAGCAGCAGATAGCACGTCGTTATAAAGATGCCGTCATGGTTGTGTGCCACGGGAACACGGGTCCTGATGGACAATGGTGGGCTTATCCTGACTATGAAGCCCCGCTTCCCATGAAAGACCTCGTTAAGCGTGTGAGGGCCATTTACCCGAACAGACGTATTGTGCTGATCGCCTGTAACCCTGACGCTTTGGTATTCAATGAGCCGGGCGTAACATATGCAAAAGAAAGCGTCTGGTTCTGGCCAGACGACATTATGGTGACAAACCTTGACAAGGCCGATCCCACCGGCGAAGGTGGATGCGGGGATATATTCGAGTTTACCGAGAATAAATAATGCTGAAACGGATCATAGGTAGCGGCCTGATTAATATAGTCGGGGGTATCCCTGAGTATTATCAGGATTCCGCTATCTACTGGAGTCAATGGCAGACTCACCTCGACCAAGTTATTGGACTGAACTCTGGCTTAGCCTACGATAGTAATCTCTTGACTACGTATGGATTAGATATCAACGGCCAAGGAACAGGTAAGTGGTCTGACCTCGTGGTAGGGAAAGATGGAAAGATATACGGGATGCCTTGGAATGCTACGACTATCTTGATAATCGATCCCGTTGCTGGTACTGCTTCATTTAATGACTTTGGACTTGATCTGTCAGATACAGGAAAATGGGCAGGTGGAGTTCTCGGCAAGGATGGCAAGATTTATGGAATGCCCTTAAACTCAACCGATATCCTTATTATAGATACTGACACAAACACAGCAACTCGGAGTAATCTAGGGGCTTCTCTGACCGGAACAGTTAAGTGGCTGGGAGGGGCCTTAGGTGCGAGTGGAAAGATTTATGCTGCTCCCCGGAATGCCAATACGGTACTGATAATTGACACGGACTCAGGAACGGCCACGACTACCAATTTTGGGCTAAGCGGGCTTTTTGCTTCCAATAAATGGTTCGGTGCAATAGCAGCACCGGATGGTAAAGTTTACTTTATACCGTATGACTTTGCAAAGGTTCTGGTAATTGACACCAGCAATGATACGGCGGTTTTGGACGACTTTGGGCTGGATTTATCGGATGCGGCAAAATGGTTCGGAGGGGTAGTTGGTTCAGATGGCAAGGTTTACGCTATACCCTACGACTCCAATGAAATGCTGATTATAGATGTGAACGCAGGTACAGCAGTACGGAGTGCTCTTGGAGGAACTCTTAATGGTATGTCAAAATGGATAGGAGGGGCCTTAGCTCCTGATGGGAATATATACGGATTTCCCGATACCAGTTCCGATATACTTCGGATTAATATTAGTGCCGGAACCGCAGACCGTATAGTTCTCAGCGATGCACTTGTCGGTATCTCTGGAGATAAGAATTTTGGAGGGGCCTTGGGGTCTGATATGAAGATGTACGGCTGCCCTCATGGGGGGAATATGGACGCCGTTCATATCATGTATTATAATGGAACCTTTGTTAAGGACTTTGATGTCAAGGTTACTCAGGCGGCTCACTGGAATGTGATGTAAGGAGATTATGTGTGATCTACTATGTGTATAATAAGACGACAGGAGAGTTTGCTGGATCGGGTGTGCATCCGATTAACGATTCAAAATATTCATCTACAACTACTCCGCCATCGGCTACGTTAAAAGTAAAGCTAGAACCTGTAGCAACGAAAATCTACTTTGATAGCGGGGCATGGTCGGATATTCAACCAAGTCCTATAGTTATAAAACTGAAGCAGGAGACCGGGGTTAAGAAGTCGTTGTTAAGCAAACTAAAATTCGGGATTCCAAAATTGTTTAAACGAAAGGGTAAATAATGTACGAAGGACGACCTTTTAGAGGGGAATTGCATTCTGCTGATGCGTCGGGCGGCGTAGTCATTCCGTTATATGAAGACGGCTCTTTGACTGCGTACACACTGAAGGACAATGAGTATCTGGTCATTCACTCAGTGGAACTTATTTCTGCGGCTGGCGGTGACACGTTTCTCTTTATCGGAGCAGATGGTACAGAAGGGGCTGGAGAGTACATTGTGCGTGGCACAGTGGCCGCTAATGGTGGTATTGTACAAGAGCTTATTCCTCCGCATTCTGGCGATCTCGGCTACTTGGTGTATGCACAGGCTCCGAACGGGGCGGTGGATGCTGTTATTCGCGGATTCATTCGTACTGGTAAATCGAATGACTATGTCAAGGAATCATGGAAGGCAACAGACTACGGACAATAATGGCAAAGAAATCTTACAACACGAAAGAAGTAACAAAGTTTCTCCGTGAACTAGCGGCTGAAGCTCATACCATCTCAGTAGAGGATGGTGCAGTCATCACTAAAGGCGAGGCACTGGCAAGACTTCTGTGGGATAAAGCCCTCGGGTACGTCGAAAAGAAGATGGACGACGAGGGCAACGAGACTGAAATTCCCCATGAGCCTGCGTCGTGGGCAATTCAGCTAGTCTATGACCGCATGGAGGGTCGAGTTCCGCAGTCAATTACTGAGGAAGCCGGAGGGATGACGGCTGCGGAAAGAGTGAGCGAGATGTCGAAGCGACGTTTAAACGACAGAGCTACCAGTGTCATAGGTAAGAGTTCGAGCGGTCCGCCGACATATAAGAGGAAGAACAGTGCCCAATGAGTTTGCTAAAAAACCTTCCCTTTCCAGCAACTTTCCACGAGTACGTAAGTTCTGGAAAGACCCTGTAACGGGGCTGATTGTTCCGAAGACGCCGGTAGAGAACCTACAGTGGCGGGCGGCTATACTAAAGGATGCTGAAGAGGATACGGAACTCCAAGTCGATCTCTTTACTGCCGCGTCACAATCCTTGTTGTTTTTTATGAATGCGTTTCTTTACACTCTACGAGTCTTTCAACCCGACGCAGAGAGTGGTAAAGTCAAGCAAGCTACGTTTGCAGATGTCCCATTTGTTACATGGGAAATCGGAGAGAGACATGTCCTTAGAATAGAAAGGGCTATCGACAAGGGTGAGGATTTATTGACTGATAAAAGCCGTGACATGGGTGCGACGTGGAATCACATGGCGGTCTTTGTCCACCGTTTCATATTTAAAGAGTCTGAGTCTCACCTTATCATCTCAAGAAAAGAAGACGCGGTAGACATGCTGGATGGTCTGCCAAAAAATTACCCGTTTGGTTCACTCGCTGACCCCGGCACCTTATTCGGTAAAATCGACTTCATGTTGAACAGACTCCCTGAGTGGATGCTTCCTCCAATGAATCGAAAAAAGCTTCACCTAGTTAATCTTCAGAATAGAACGAGGGTCGACGGTGAATCAGCGAACGCATCTGCTGGTAGTTCTGACCGGCGTACTTCAATATTCCTTGATGAGATGGCTAAAATGGCGGAGGGTGAGTCGATCAAGAGATCAACCCGTGACGTCACCGCCTGTAGACTTCCGTGCTCAACACCAAACGGCCCGGGAACTGCGTACTCTAAGTGGAGGCTCTCGGGACAGATTCCCGTGTTTATTCTTCCGTGGTGGGAGCACCCGGAAAAAGGGCGTGGTCGCTATGTTAAAGAGGATGATTTAGGCCGATTCAAGATTCGTTCCCCGTGGTATGACAACGAGTGGGATACTCGATCTCCAAAAGAGGTAGCGATAGAGATCGACATGGACCATGTTGGATCGGGCGATACTTTTTTTGAAGGGACGATCATTGAAGAGCATCGTACGCTATTCGCACGACCTCCCAAGTTTACGATGGCCATAAATTTCTTAAAGAAGGTGCCCGACGCAGATATCCCTGATATCATTACAAAGCGGGACCTCAAAAAAGTTGCACGCTCCCCTCGCGGTCCGTGGAAGTTCTGGACGAAGCTTGTTCGGGGCAGACTGGATCAGCACTACCACTATACCGTGGCCATAGATATTTCTAAGGGCATGGGGGCGTCTAACAGTACAATAAATATTATGTGCGATGAGACGCGAGAGAAAGTTGCCGCGTTTGCCGATGCGAATACGCCACCCTATGAACTGGCTAGAATCGCCTGTGCCGCGTGCTTATGGGTCGGCGGGCGTTCTCGTCCGTTGCTCATTTGGGAAAACAATGGCGACCCGGGTTTTGATTTCGGCAGACAAGTAACTAAAGTTTACAAATACCCGAACATCTACTTTGATCGAATGCCCGGAACCATCGCAGAGAAAAAAGGTAAGCGGTACGGTTGGAGATCATCCCCGGAGAAGAAGGCTGCGGCTCTCGGGTTACTACGCCGGGCTTATGCACATGGCGGGTTCATCAATCACGATGAGGCTGCACTGGATGAAGCCTTGACATACATAAGTTACGCGGGCGGAGGGATCGGACCCGCTGATCTGGTAGAAGAATCAGCCAATACACGGAAGGCTCATGGCGATAGGGTGATCGCTGATATGCTATGCCTTGTTCCTCACAATGAAAGTATAAGACCCGTGCAAGAAAAAGTCAAAGCTCCTGTGAGAAGTGTTGGGTATCGAATGCAGCAATGGAAGAAGAAGCAGAAGCAACGACAGTCACAAGATCGTTTCGATTTTACACACGCATGAAAGGGATAATAATGCCTGCTGAAGTTAGCCCACGAAAACTCCAACTATCTGTACAGCGTGGATTTGATAGACTCAGCAACTTCCGTAACGCTCGCATGATGTTTATACGGAACTATGTTGGTCAATATTATGACAAGTCTCAGGGAGAGATTGGTACTGAAGCCCTTAATCTAATCTTTAATGCGATTCGTGTGCTTGTCCCTAACATTGTGATGAGCTTTCCCCATCACAGTGTCAAGAGTAATTATATTGCCTACGATGATTATGCCGAGCTATTGGAGTTGGCTCTTGAACACCACGATAAACAGATTGATATTAAGAATGTTTATCGTCAAGTGATTGTCGATGCGATTTTTACTCTTGGGATTATGAAGACGGGATTGGCAGCAAGCGACACCATTTATGCAATTGACGACTACAACCAGATTGACCCCGGTACTATATACACGATGCCCGTCGATTTCGATAACTTTGTCGCTGATCCGGGTTCCAAAGAGTGGTTGTTTAAGGACTCCGCGTATATCGGAGATCGAATTGAAGTTCCCCGCATCAAGCTTTTAGAAAGTGGCTTGTACAATAACGCCTTAGTGGAGCGGCTTCCGTCTGTAGACGAACAGGCTCAGAAGAAAAAAGTACGTGATCTGTCTCGTAATCGGATTCGTTCCAGCAGTGCGGATGACCATTTGCAAGAACAGGTAAGCGTGGTAGAACTGTGGGTGCCTGATGCGAATGCTGTCGTCACGGTTCCCGGCGATAAGGATGTTATGTTTGACGATTATTTAC